TAGGTTCTTTCAACTTCTTGATCGCTCCAGGATCTATCAATAAGTTTTCCTTTAATTAACCAGTTAAGACGGTTAGCCTCTTTACGTACAAATGGTGAACACATGACTTCTCCTTGTTACATATTGTATTTACAAGGAACCAAAATCGTTAGCGTTAACTTGGGGGGTTTTTAGCCTATTGTGAATCCGTAACCTACGCCACCAGCAACTTGGTTAATTACATCCATTTCAAGTTTTTCCATTTCAGCCGCGGCCTCTGCTTTTAATGCATCACCGTTAAGTGCTGAACCGCCTTGTGGTCCTGCGATTGTAGCAAATTTACTACGTGCTTCGCCTAGCATGTATTTGCAACTTGCTAGTGTATAATCTTTGATCCATTGATTGGCAAGATAGTCACTAAGTAGTTCACTATCTGGTCTATGGTTGTATGCGTAAATTAATATTTCTTCTTCGGCTCTTGGACGTTGTAGTAATGTTAGTTTTTTACTTGTAGTATTCCATTTAAATTCTATAAACGAACCAAACATTCTGCCTACTAATTCTTGGTACTGACTAAACATATCGTATGTTGCTAGTCCGCCCATGTTTGAACTTGATAATAGGTATGCATTTGTGTATGCTAAGTTAAACGGTTCAAACAATGATCCGCCGCCTGCTTCTCCTGATTCATATAATTCTATTCCAACAACAGCACCAACTGCTAGTGCAGAGTTAAAAGTTATTGTTCTAGTTACGTAATCAATTGCATAATCAGTAGTTGCTTCACCATTTACTTTTACAACAACAGTTGCAATAGAATTTAAATTATAGTTTGTAGCAAATGTTTGATTTTTTGAAACTGTAGCAACATGTGATGTAGTAAAGATAGGACCACCTGATGCAGATGTAGCAGGTCTTGAACCAATGCTTCTGCGAAACAGTTTACGTACTTCAACTACTTCATTTGGTAGTACATATTCGTTTTGATCAACTACAGTGGGCATAAACAAGTAAGATTCTTCAACTGAATTATCAGACCTTTGTCTAAATTTACTAAGTGCTTTAGATAAAGCAGTTTCGTAGTGGATTGGATCCAGTTCTACATCAACCATACCGCCGCCCAGAAAGGCGTTTACATAGTCAAATATTGCTTGTTTTTGTGTTTGGTTAACTGCCATTATAGTTTCTCCGTCATAGTATTTATCGTAGTTACTATCGTTACGATAAATATGTATATGCCAAAGTTAAGTTTATATAAACCAGAACGCGGAAAAGACTTTCAATTCTTAGACCGCCAGATAAATGAAATGTTCGATATTGGAGGAACAGACCTGTTTGTCCATAAGTATATCGGTACGAATGACGGAACAACAGAAAAGGATCATACACAGATCCAAGATATGTTGTTTTTAGAAAATAGAGATAGAAAGTATGATAAAGACATCTACACTATCAGAGGTATTTACAATGTACAGGACATTGACTTTGATCTAAGCCAATTTGGTTTGTTCTTAAGTAATGATACATTGTTTATGACTGTACATATTAATACGTCAGTACAAACAGTTGGGCGTAAACTTATGCCCGGCGATGTTATAGAACTTCCTCATTTAAAAGATGAATATGCAATGAATGATTTTAGTGTAGCACTAAAGCGTTTTTATGTTATTGAAGATATTAATAGAGCCGCAGAAGGCTTTTCACCAACTTGGTATCCACACTTATATAGACTTAAATTAAAACAAATAGTAGACAGTCAAGAGTACAAAGATATACTTGACTTACCAGCAAGTGAAGACTATCCAGAAGATGGTACATTACGTGATGTATTATCAACATTCGAAGCAGAAATGAATGTTAACAATGCTGTAGTTGCAGAAGCAAATACTAATACTCCTAAAAGCGGGTATGATACAGATACAGCATTATATACACTTGCAGTAGATGAAGATACAGGTAGAGCCGCAGTAGAACAGGTTGCTGATGATGGCAGTACAATAACTGACAAAGCAACACCTAGAGGACACGGATATGATGGACTATTAATAGGTGACGAATTTGCACCTAACGGAAGTCAATTTGGTAGTGGTATAAGTTTTCCAGTTAACTCTGTAGACGGTGACTATTTTATGCGAACAGACTTTTTACCTCAAAGGTTATTTAGATACGAAAAAAATCGTTGGATAAAAGTACACGATGTTAAGAGAGCTCCAATGAATAACGGAACTAAAGATACACTAAGAGGATCGTTTATTAATGATGTAGACACTTATCTATACGATACTCCAATAGCAACAGACTTTATGCAATTAACAGTTGGACAAACTGAGTTGCTAACAGACATTGCTGATATGTCAGCAAAATATATAAAAATAGAATATACTAGCGACAATAGAGATGGCAACGAAATGGTTAGTTATGCAGTTGTAGACTATCCAATGAATAGTGCTACTAACTATCCTGGAATACTAAAGCCATATACAAGTCAAGACGGCAGTACACAACTTGTAAAATTAACTTTACCAAGTGCTACTGCTATTAAAAATGCAGGACTGCACACAATAACACTTTACAATGAAAGAACACAACAACGTCAAGCTCTTTCACAAGTATTAAAACCTAAGGCAGATAACTAATGGCTGAACATTTTTATGACGGACAAATAAGAAAGTATCTTGTACAGATGATGCGTCTGTTCAGTAACTTTAGCTACCAAACAGGTGATGGTACTGAAAAGCAAGTACCTGTATTGTACGGAGATCTTACTAGACAAGTAGGCTCAATATTAAGAGACAATTCAGAAAATAAAATACCTAGTGCGCCACGTATGGCTGTTTATATTACAGGACTAGAACTAGATAGAGATCGTACTAGTGATTCTAGTTATGTAAACAAAAGACATATTAGAGAACGTGCAAAAGATGGTGCAGGCGACTATACTGATCAAGCAGGTAAACAATATACTGTAGAACGTTTAATGCCAACACCATATAGGCTAACTGTAAATGTTGATCTATGGTCAACAAACACAGATATGAAATTACAAATTATGGAGCAAATATTAATGCTCTTTAATCCAAGTTTAGATATACAAACAACTGACAACTATTTAGACTGGACTAGTTTAACAACTATTATGCTTGATAGTGTTAACTTTAGTAGTCGTTCAATACCAACAGGTGTTGACAGCGAAATAGATGTTGGATCAATGACATTTAGTACTCCAATTTATATTAGTCCTCCAGCAAAAGTAAAACGTTTAGGCGTTATTACAAATATTGTTACTAGTATCTTTGACGGTGACGGATATGTTGATTTTGAACAGATGTTACAAGGTACTAATTTGTTTAGTATGGGCGGAATGACTGAAACTGTTGTACAAGATACATTAGATAACACTACTAATGTTGTTGATACAGGTGCGGCACCTAGTGACGGTGACGGTATAATGAATCCAAGAAAACAAAAAACTAGACATGCTAAAGAAGTAGTAAAAAGTTATACACAACATAGAATATTAATTTTAAATGGACAAGCACAAATTCTTAAAAACGGATTGCCTAGTAATATAAAATGGGGAGACCATTTTGATGCATTATTAGGATCTTATAGAGCAGGGTTAAGTATTGCATACTTTAGAAAGCCCGATATAAACGGAATGCTTGCAGGACGTATTACTGTTAATCCATTAGACGAAACTAAACTTACAATTGACTTTGATAAAGATACATTGCCTAGTAACAGCACTGTACAAGGCCCTGCACGTAATGCAAATCAACATTCAAGTATAGACTTTATTATTGATCCGTTACGTTATGACCCAACTACTGCTAAAGTAGCAGGACTAAGACTATTAATATTAGGTAGCATTGGTAGCACAACAAATACAGATGGTGCTGATGCTTGGAAAAATGCAAACGGAACAGACTTTGTTGCAAACTCCAATGATATTATTGAATGGGATGGCACTGCATGGCAAATAGTATTTGATGCAAGTGCTGATAAACTTATATACAACGATGAAGTAATTACTACTTTATATACTACAAATCTTAATACAGGTGTACAATACTACTGGGACGGCGATCAATGGCTACTAAGTGTAGACGGTGAATATGCCAAAGGTGACTGGTCAATTAAACTAGACGGCTAATTACTAGTATGAACAAGATAATTTGTAGTGGAGCACTATTCTATGCTCTTGACACTAAACGTTTTTTATTTTTACATAGAGCTGGTGGTAAGACTGCCGGTACTTGGGGACTTGTTGGCGGTGGTAGCGAAAACGGTGAAACACCATTTGAAGCCCTCAAAAGAGAGATTGCCGAAGAAGTAACTGAAACAACTCCTATTGTAAAAACTATTCCTTTAGAAACTTTTGTATCTAATGATGCAAAGTTTAATTTTCATACATACCTTGTATGCTGTACAGGAGAGTTTATTCCTATTCTTAATCAAGAACACAGTGGGTATGCATGGGTTGATTTTGGGTGTTGGCCAAAGACGTTACATCAAGGGCTACGTAATACACTACAAAATAAAACTAACCTTTCTAAATTAGAAACAGTATTTCAAGTTATAGATTTACTAGAGGAATAAATGACAGAAAATGTAAAACAAACATCCTATGGTTACGAAGCAACATGGGCTAAAACAGATTCATACTATAGTAAAATTGTAGGCTTTAACAAACCTAATAAAACTAGTATGCACTTTCATAAAGTTAAAAATAAAAGTTGGTTTATTAATGATGGTAATTTTAAACTTAATTACATTGATACTGCAACAGGCGCATTATTTGAATCAAATTTAAAAGAAGGACAAGTATTTAATATACCGGCACTTATGCCTGCAAGTATTGAATGTCTAAGTCCTAGTGGTAGTTTTACTGAAGTTGGCGACATTGACGATGATGCTGACATATATAACTTAACTCCAACAGGAGAAGAACTTGCGCACACTAGCACAGCATAACGACTATGTAGAAGATATTCTGCGTTGGGAACAAGCAATTACACAAGTAACTAATTCAAAAGGAAAACTACATTGCGAACAGTTACTTGCAACTCTTAAAGATAAAATAAAAAATATAGATACAGTACATTCGTCTAGTAGAGGACATGCTAAACTAGCTAATATTAATTCTCTTATTAAAGAAACTGTTGATCTAAGACGTGAGTTAAATAGTCTACTTAAATTTGACTAAATCTTTTTATTTGAATTGATCCAACCATAGCAGGGTGAGCAGTACACTGATATCTATAACCACCTGAATAAGTTTCAGGTATTCTCCAATACAATACACCTTCTGATCTACCTTGTGCTAATGAGCCAGTAGTTTTATTACCATTAGTTTGTACATGGAAAATTTGTGTAGCATCTGTAATTGTAGTTCCTGTAGGATCTTGTATAGCAAATGGATGTCCTTGGGCTCCGTCTAATTTAAACGAAACTGTTGTACCTGACATTACATATATCGTTGGATTTTGTCCTGAATAGTGTGGAAAGAAATTATAAGACTGTGTACCTACATTACCAACTTGAAATTCTACTAATGTGTTTTCTGTAATCTTATCAATAGTAGTACCTGTGTAGTTAATAAATGTACTACCAGTCCAACTTAATAACTGTCCTTTATTATCTAATGGTAAGTTACCAACCCAAGCAATAGTAACATCACTTAAATCGTTAATCTCAGTTGCGCCTGCCGCAGGTGGTGTATAAGTAAATGCTCCAGTAGTATTATCATACACAAGTGCGCCTGTACCGCTTGCCGCATTTGCTGTTACACTTAAATCTGTTAATGCAATACCGCCTGATCCTGCAGGAGATGTTGGTTCAAATCTACTGTTAGTATTGTTCCATGCTAACACTTCTCCGTTACCAACTCCAGTAAGATCAACATCACTAAGTGCGCCTACGCTAATAGCATTTAAGTCACTAGCAACTACAGTGTAGTCTGTAATATAACTGCCCAAGTCAGTAATTTGTGATTCTGTTACACTTAGTGCGGCTTGGTGTTGTGTAACACTTGATTGTGTAATATTTGCATCTGGTACATCGTCCCAAACAACTGCCGCTGATAAATCATTTACTTCTGCACTTAATGCTCCAATGCCGCCGGGCGTTGGTGGTGTATATCTAAACACACCTGTTGTATTATCATATTCAATAGCACCGTTACCGTCTGCTGTTCTTTCATTGCCTACACTAAAGTCTGATAGTGTAGCAACAGTTGGTGTATTGGTCAAGTTATTATAGTTTAAAAAGTAAGTACTGTCAAATCCGTCAAAAGTATCTGCATCAGTACCGCCACCGCCTGTTGTAGAGTCAAAGCCTGGTGCCCATTGTGTGCCATCCCACTTTAATACTTGTCCAACTGCTGGTGCAGAAGTTGTTGTATCAACATCACTTAAAAAGTCAATACTGTGTGCATCTAAATCAATATGTAATTCGTTTGTATTAGTAGTAAGCTCTGTAGAAATATTTGTTCTACCTAAAATTTGTAAAGTAGCTTCTCCACTTGCTGTAAATGATCCGTCATCAGTAGTAACTGTTTTAATAACATCTGACGAGCCGCCTACTGCACTAGAATTAATAGTAAGTGTCTTTCCAACAATAGCAGTAGTTACGTTTGTTCCGCCAGCAACCGTTAATGCATCAGTTGTATTAGATGCTGTTACTGTTCCTGTATCTGCATTAACTGTTGCAAACAAGTTTTGATCTGATGATGCCGCGCCTGCTTGTATGTTCCATACAGTGCCGTCATATACCCAGGTTACACTACCTTCAGTATAAGTATCGTCTGCATTAGGTGCGTCTGGAAAATTTAAAGCCATATATTAATCCTTGCTGTTACAATATTTATGCAATAATGTTCAGCCCTTCTCCTACTTGAAATCCGAATGAGTTGTTAACGTCTAGTTCTAATACAGTTCCTGTGTTAGCACTTACAGCAGATACAGTTGTTGTAGCGCCGCTTAGACGTCCTTGTATATTAAATGGTGTTGCTGGGTTGCTTGCAAGTACAGCGTTAACTTGAATAGCAATTCCTGATACAATACTAGATACTGCTACATTTGTACCATTGTCATCTAGCCAAGCATTAGTTTCTAATTGAGGTCCGTCTTCATTTAACACTGCTAGTGAATTGGTAAAAGTCATAGATCCATTTGTTCTGTACGGACGTTCTACGCCGTATCTACTAAACATCATTCTATTAGGTGAACCTAAAATACTTCTAGTATTATCATAATCTGAATCATTATTTGCTGTTTCATAAACTACACTTTTACTAACACTAGTCATTAATGTAACTAATTGTTCTGGTGTTTGTAATGAATTTGCTTGTAAGTGTAATGCCGCTAGTCCTGCTATCTGAGGTGCCGCCATTGACGTACCGCTTATTTTCATAATTTTGTAACTACTGTTATCTGGATAATCATAAGTTGTATATCCAGAATCAGCTTCGTTGCTTGATGCACTCATTATTTCAGTACCAGGTGCCCATATGTTTACACCAGGTCCTTTTTTACTAGAATTTGCTGATTGATCAGTACCGCCATTAGTAACATAACTAATATTACCAACATTAAATGCTCTGTCAGAATACGGTGAACTGGGTCTATGATATAGTCTTGATATTCCGCTTACAGAAACAAAGTTATTCCAATCAGTGCCTGTTGAAACATCTGCTTTGTAACTATCATTGCCTGCGGCAATAACAACATGAATTCCAGCATCGATCATATCTTCAACTTCTGCATCAGCAAAAGCATTTTGTGCAGGGAATGTTCTGTTACCATCTCCGTTAGGTGTAACTATACCGTAGTCTGTAAATAACTCTGCATCAGTTTGTGTTGTAAATGTCCACGGAGTTCCTCTGTATGTTCCGCTTGAAGGATCAACAGTTGAAGTATTTCTATATCCCCAACTCATGTTTACTACAGTTGGTTTGCCGCTTACTTTATTATTGTGCCATAATCTAATACTATCAAATGCATCTGCAACAGGAATACCAGTACCATCAGTAGCACCTATTAACTCTAATCCTGCTAATTTTTGTGAATATATAGTTGCATGTTTTGCCCAACCATATGTTTTACCTGCGGCAATACCTGCACAGTGTGTACCGTGTCCATCTCTATCTCTATAGTGGTTTGCATTTTGTGTTCCTGCTATTCCACTTACTCCATACCAATCATGTTGTACTAGTCTAGTAACACCGTTTTCATCTTCCCATTCAGGGTGTCCTGGCTGTATACCGCTATCTTGTATTACAATATCAACGCCAGCACCTGTTAATGTATAAAGGTAGTCTCCGGATATTGTTGTACTTGTACCATATTGATTTGTTGCATCTATACAACGCCTAAGTCCCCAATTAAGATCATTAGCACTGTTAAATGTTCCTCTCCAATAATTACCTGCTTGTCTAGAATTAAGACCTATTTCAATATCGTCTCTTTGATCAGGTGGTATCTCTACTGCTAGTATTCTTGGATCTGTTGATAATTCGTTTGCTTCTTCATCAGTAAGCATAAAATGTGTTATACGAGTTGAACCAATTCTAGGGTTAGCAACTTCTACGCTTCTGTTAGGTATTGGACCACTTCCTGTAGAAGCAATAATATCAGCTTCTACTTCGCTAATATTTTGATCACGTCTAACTATGACTGCGTATTCTTTTTCCATTATGCTAAGTTAGCCCACGCACCGTTTTCATACACTTGAGCTTTGTTAAGTGTACTATCGTATACCATATCACCGTTAACTGATGATTGAGCATTCTTTTGTGCTGTAGTAAAACTTGGCAATCTAAATGGACCGCTCTGCACTATAGTTCCGTCTGGAGCGTCTAGTGTAATAGTACTTGTACTTACTATCTCTGGTGTACCTGAACCGTTTGTAACTACGTTTCCTACTGTTAATGTATTGTTAATAGTTACTGCTTGTGCTGTAGTTGATCCTCTAGAAACAACATCATTTAAGCCTGATGTTTCTGAATAACTTGTTAGATAAGAAGTTAAGTCTGGTGGTGTATATGTAAACACACCTGTTGTATTATCATATGATAGTGCGGCTGTTCCTACTGCATTTGCAGTAATACTAAAGTCTGAAAGTTGTACGCCGCCTGCGCCACCTACAAGATCACTTGCTAATTCCCATGCACTATTTGATGTACTCCATTTTAATATTTGTCCATCTGACGGGCCTGTTGCTGTTACATCACTTAAACTATTAATATTAGTTGGAATAGTTGGTGTGTTAGTAACGTTGTTATAGTCTAAATAATAACTTGCTGATTGTCCTGCAAGTGTAATAGCATTACTACTGCCACCGCCCCCGGTTGTTGCTGGTTCAATCCACTGTGTACTTGTACCATCATCAATGTAAATGTATAATTTACCTGTAGCAGTGTTTAACCATAAGTTACCTGATGCTGGTGTTGTTGGTGCAGTTTCTGATACATCAATAGATGAATTACCACCTGACAAGTCAGCATCTGTTGGTATAAATGCTTGATAAGTATCGTCCCAAGATAGTATTTGTCCTACTGTAGGTGTAGATACGTAATTTACATCACTTAGTGCTGATACACTTGTAGTTGCTAAAGTAGATGTTTGTAAAAATGAAGTTAAGTCTACATTGTTTAAATCAGCTCTTGCTATTTCAAAGCCTGATACGTCTTTACCACTGTAAACTCTTAATGTGTTTGTGTCTCTTGAAAAGAATACTTCTCCACTAGAGCCAACGTTTCTATCAAGAAAGTCGTCTGCTCTTGGTATGATTCTTAATCTATCAACAATTGGTGCTGAACTTGATCCTGCCACTGTAATCTCCTAAACTTATATTGTATTTATTTAGAAAGTGAAGTACGAGAGACACCTAATATCAAAACTCCGTTCCACCAGCCCTCAGCATTTTCAGGCTCTTCTTCAAGTATAAGGCGTTCAAATGATATGTTAAAACCCTGCTCTTTAATTGCAGATTTAGCTCCTTGAACGCTACCTTCAAAATTAGCATCATCTACTACTATTATAGCTTGATCGGCTAGTACTGTTGCATAGTACTTTATAGCATTAAACGTCATTTCCGGGCCATGAGGACCATCATAAAAGAAAATATCAATAGGATCAATTTGGTCAAGATCTACATCAAACAAGTCTGAATCAAATACTTTAATTTTGTTTTCACCTCTATAGTATTTGATATTTTTAACAAAGTCTTCTTTACTATTCTCTGGCAAAGGCGGTAAATCATCTCTTAAGGGTTGTACTTGTTCTTCCCAATGATCTACAAAGTATGCTTTTAATTTATTACCGTCTAGTGCGGCAGCCGCTGTTGCACCTAAATAGCATCCTACTTCTAAATAAGATTGGCCGCAACGACATAACTGATTTAGTAGCATTTGTACTTTATGACTTGTTAGTCCGTGTATGCGCCACATATCGACTCCACTATTATATTTTTAATTGTTATTTGAGGCTTGCCATTTTTTGCTTCATATAAGTTATCGCATTTATTACAATCCCAACAATCAAACTTACAATTCTTAATAAATTCTCTCCATGCTTGGATGGGCTTACCTTCTAAATTTTTATCGTAAATGTATTCATCAAAATCAGAAAATAATATTTCTTCTTCTTTTGCAAACTTCTTAACAATATCCATTGTAGAAAATAATTGTGCTACACTTTCTCTGCCATGCATTTTAATAACATCAACATAGTATAACATCTCTTTCCAGTCTTGTCTCCAAGGCGGAATGTTTGCTGTTTTTAATGCTGTTACTGGTTCTGTAATATCCCACTTAGGACAACTTATACGACTAATAGCATCATTAAAATATTGTGGACCTGTTGACGTTCTTGAATTATTAAATTCAAAATGTTCTGGCATTACAGGACAACTACCTACACAACCTTCGTTGCCTAGTATTGCTATCTTAACATTATACTTTTCTTTAACTTGTTTTATTTTTCTTAAAGTATCTCTATCACGTACTAGATCTCTATCAATATTAATGTAATTAAACCCTGCTTCTGCTTGTTTTGCAACATCGGCGGCAGTGTTTACTTCACGTAATATAGTATTCTTAATCATTAATTGCGGGAACTCTTTTTGTATTTGCCCTGTCATAACCCAATGTGTATGTGGGATAGTAGCAGATCTAATACCTTTATGGTGATATAAACTTTTAAAGTTTTCAATCCATAAATCTAAGTTCTTTTGATCAGGACGCACAAGAGTATTGTTAAATGTAGCAGACACTGGAATGCCTAACTTGTCTTGAATAATGAGTGAGTTTTCAATCAAGTCATTCGGGTCATTTACAAAAATATCTCCCATCGCATCCTGATCAAAAGGAGGTATACGAGTAGTTATGTATACATCGTATATTAAACTTTTATGATCAATCAGAAACTGATAGAATTCTTCAAACTGTTTCCGGTCCAGTTTTGGATTCAGGGGTATGCTGAACATTTGATTCCTTGTCTTTGCCTTTGCCGCTTAAAATTTCTTTTGCCATTAACTTATCTGTTACACTTGGTACATCATAGTTTGGAATAGCATTTTTATTTTCTAAAAGGCCTTCATTAACTGCACCTGCAATTTGTGCAAGTCCATTCTGTAATCTTTCATTATACTGTATAGTAGTTGCTAATGCTTCGATTTGATCTTCCTCTGGCATCATAGCAATTGAATCCATGTTACCTGAGCCAATGCGTCCGTAGGATACCATGTCCATAGCCGCTTGTTTAGCCATACGTGTTACCCAATATTTTCTTTCTTCTTCATGGTCGTATGTCATTGCTTTGTCTAACAACTCGTCATCATCGCCTGCAATTTTCTTTGTCAAGTTTAAGTATGTGTTTACTTCTTCTGCCGCTTGTTTAATTTTACGGTTCCATACTTTAACGTCATGCTCCATGTCTTCAATATCAACTGCAATTAGTTCTTTTTGTAGATCATCTGGACATGCTTCGTAATCTCTTTTTGCAATCTTAACTTCAACTAGTTTACGTTTTAAACTGTTGTTGATATTATGCCAAGAGTGGTGTCTTGTTTCTAATTCTAACAAACACTGTTTTAATTTTCTATATGGGGTAAGTTGCGAGTCAGCAACAAAATGCTCTGACTGATATGCTGACTGTCCACTGTTTAAGTTTAACGCACCGTCCAGTATTTTACTGTCTTGGGCTGATAACTCAAAGAATTCTTCAAATCCATCGTATGGATTTACTCTTGTTTCTAATGCCATATGCGCATTGGCATTATTCTTCTCAGCATTATTTGCTTGTTCACTCATTTTTTTCTCCTAAGAAATAGTTAGTCTTTTGACTATACTTATTTACTAAGAACTTACTTCTAAGAGTTAGAAATTGAGCTTGTTACCAAATTTCGGATTGTTCTGATCTACCATTGTTGCGCCAGTATCTGGATCTTCAAATATACGTACACCGCCTACATCCATAAGTCCCATTGACATAGCCTGTGCCGCTGGCATCATAATACCAAGGTATTTTTCGTATAATATGTTTATATTCCAAATACTACCTGAGTTTTTAAACTGCTTAATAAGTGTTTGGTATTCAACTAGCATAGTAGATAATTTATCGTTGTACGATTCAGATTTTTCTAAAATTTTATTTGCAAGAGTAGTTTTATCCATTGATCTTTGTACAGCAAGATAGTCAAGGAATGGTGTTATGTGTGCAGGATCATCAGCATAAGTTAACCACTCACGAGCTTCGTGTTTCTGTATTTCCCAACTTGCTTGTTCTAGTTCAGTAGTATT